AGTAACTTCTTCTACCTTACCCATATGCTTTAAGGCTTGGAGGTGTAGATCACCCAGACTGATATTGACTTGGGTTTTAGCAGTGTCTCCGTAGTTCTCAGGGTCTAGCTTAGAGGCCATCCACTTACGGGTATCTACTTGCAACCTGGCTTTATTCACTCCAGAGTTACTTGTCTCATCTGCTTCATCTGCAATCTCTAGGGCTTCTTCTGCCAGTTTCTCAGCCTTTAGCTTACGTGCAGCAAGTACCGCATCTCTTCTCTCATCCGTATGGTTGATCCAGAAAGAAAGCATGGGCCTAGAACACTCTATAAACTCTGCCAAGCGTCCAATAGTCATTCCTTGAGCTATGTGTGCAGTAACGAACTCAATGCCTCCTAGCGTCTCTATCTTCTTCTCCAACGCTCTCCTCATAGGAAATCCTGCCATATCTTCTCCTTGATTTAATGTCTACAAATTCTAAACTATAAAAAATTTTTTGGAAGGACTGTTTATTTCCTGATAAGGGGGGGTGGGGGTCTGTTGATTGAAGGGTATGTTGATGTGTGTTTGTGTGTGCCGATATGTGTCATTGTCCCCTGCCACAGCACCCCCTCCGATTCACACAAGGGGGGGGTAAACCCTACCCTTACGTACTAACCCTTAAGGGTAAATCCCTAGGTAGAAACCCTATTAGGGTAAACCCTACTGTGATTCCATACAGTGTTTGATCTAGATGCGAATGATTCTCATTTACAAGGTTATGCGTTTTTTGCATAGTTTGTCTCACTAGCGCAAAGGGATTATGCAGAGGGATCTCTAAAGGGTTTCTCAATAGGTTTCTAGGTCAATGCTTATCAATGACCTTACCTTGTCTCTATCCCTTGTGTAGTCTTATCTATCCCTTGTCTTATCACTTACGTTAATGAGAGCCTATGTGATGGGTTATCCCTTTATTTCTTTTTCCTTTTGTAGCTACAGAATCAAATGAATACTCAGGTTCTAAGGGTAACTACTGATAGGGTAAACCACTAGCGTTGTTTTTAAATGGTTTTTTACCTATTGGCACGATTCTCTTATGCTATATATGTGAGAGGGTAGATTTTTAACCCCCTCATTCATCAACTCACAATAGGCGTTAACACAATGACAAAACCTTTATTCGCAGAAGATCAAATAGATGTGATCGTATCCTCCATGATCAATGGCATTCATGGAAGCTTTGCAAGGGCTATAGGAGAAGCTTATCTCTTAGCCGACTCTACTAACAAGCAGATCATCCTTAAATCGTTTAGCAGCTTGTTTTCTAAAGTTGCATCGTTTCTTGATATCGCACCTTTAGTTAACGATTTAAAAGAGGCCACACAATGAACAATGATTTTTTAGACTACTTGGCTGCAATCGGTTTAGGTTTAGCCCTTTGCGTGGGTTTGCTTGAATGGTTTGACATTCTCACAAAATAACTCTTTTCTTTTTTTAATAGGTGTCACGTGATCAAAATATCTCAAACTTCTAAATTAAATGCCCGTTCTTGGTCATTGCAAGCTTTAGACACTTGTCCTGGCTCTTGGGCTGCGCCTGGTGAACTAGTAGACGCATGTAAAGGCTGCTATGCCACAACAGGAAATTACAATTACCCGAACGTGAAAGCCCCTAGATTGTCCAATCGGGAAGATTGGCAGCGCTTAGATTGGGTGTCCGATATGGTTAAAGAGTTAAATCAGGATCGATTTTTCCGCTGGTTTGATTCTGGGGATGTCTATACCCTAGGTTTAGCCGAAAAGATCCTAGAAGTAATGATACAAACCCCGTGGGTTTCCCACTGGCTGCCTACCAGGATGCACAAATTCCCCAAGTTTTCCCATGTTTTCGCACAAATGGAAGCTTTGCCAAATGTAAAGGTCAGGTTTTCCAGTGATTCGATTCGGGGTGAATATATCGAGGGTTTGCATGGTTCGGTTATCGGCCCCGATGCTGCAACATTTCAACCTAGGGAAGGTGTGAAGCTTTGTGAAGCTTACAAACATGGTGGCAATTGTTCTGGGTGTAGGGCTTGCTGGTCCAAAGATGTCCCTGTTATTGCATACCCAGCACATGGCCAAAAAATGGCCCGTGTTATCCGTTTACAAACAATTTAAAGGCTCAAAATGACAACTAGAAAACCAAAAGATAAAAGACACCCAAAAATCATAAATCAATATATGGTTTACCAGGGAATCAATGAAATAAACACAGTGTTCGGGGCAATCATTGCCTTCAAAGCTTACCTAAACTCACCAGAATTTAACAAGTATCACGCAGAATTGGCTATTGATTGCCTTAGAAATACATTGTGTGAAGGTACAGTCCAAATTGAAGAGTGGCTAGAAATTGATGAGAATGAAACCATATGAAAAACCCAAAAATCTACAATGTGCCAGGGTTTCAATTTGCATATGTTCGCAGCCCAAAAGATATGTATGGGACAATGTACCCATTCCAATCCCACTGGTGGGTGCAATATCTTGGCAATGGTGCAAGCGCAAGGTTTGACACAAAAGCCGAATGTTTGGCATGGATTAAGGAATGGGATGAAATTGGAGAGGAAGCATGAAAACTGGAAATATTGGGGTTATAACCACCGAAGATCAAACATTGATGGAAATTGACCTAGTAACTTGTGGAATGATTTTCTGCCATGCTTTGCACAATCCATCAATTCATAAATGCTGCTACGTAGAAGAGTTTTGGATTTTAATCGATAGCATCTAAGCATTTTCACAAACACCCAGCGTAAAAACTGGGTTTTTTTGAAAGTGTTTTGTAAGTGAGCGCTCACATCATGCAAATTGACTTAAAGCGCTTAGAATCGGTTTTTATGGTTTCAAGCATAGTAGCTATAGACTAAGCAAAAAAAGCGCTTAGAACGGGTTTTGTGGCATTCTAGGGGTATATTTAAACTGTGTCTCATGCGCTGTTTTCTTATTTTGCGAAGTGAGCGCACACTTACAGTATTTTGCGAAGTGAGTACTCACAAACAAAAAACTACGGGTAAACCCTGATTTTTGGTGATTTTACAAAAAAGTGGCATTTACTTTTTACAAACCCGATTTAACCAATTTTTGGAAGTTCAAAGTTTTTGAAACTTTTGATATTAGAAAGCATTATTATTTTCACACGGGGCATCAAATAATCTTTTAATAGTATTATTTAAGGCATCTAACTCGTCCATTTTCTTGATATGCCACATTCTCTTCTGACCATGCCAGCCTAATACTGAATTAGTATGGCAATCTTGACATAATGCTATGCAGGTATATTGCAAACCTTGCTTGTAATGGTGGGCTTCTGAGGGTCCTGACTTATCACATACTGAACAGGGAAGCATCTTCACCCTTGCTAGGTGTAGTCTTTCCTTTGCGTTCAGCTTGTTGTTCATTGCGTAGCCCTGATTTCCATTCTGGCTGAATACTGGTTGGTTCTCCAGACTTCTATTCTTGCTTGGGCAGCAGTCATAAGCCAGCGGTACTTCTCTTCTTTCTCTACGGCAGCTCTTATTCCTTCAAGCACTTGGATGTATTCCTCATGGGCATAGGCAAAGGTTTCTTGTTTACCCAACACTTCCGTCCCTGCCTGGCTCATCAGGTGAGCCTTCTTTGACTTGCGGAACTCCTCCAGATACAGGCGATCCGCTTTCGCTTGGGCGTACAAGGGTGCGGTATCTATCAAATACTGAATTGCTTTGCTTGGGTCTATCTGGCTCTCCATGAATCAATCTCCAATGCTTCTCAGCTAAACGTCTTATTCCTTCGGACAAGGAACCATTCCCTGCCAAGGTCAATGCTTGCTCATGGATAGGAGCTACCCTTGCTCGGATAGTCCTACCCTCTTCGCTGATCTTCTTGCGACCAGCGCCTTTTCTTGAGCCGCCACGTTGTTTCATGGCTTGAATTATATGCTACAAAATCAATTATTTCCTAGCAGGGCAGGTTCTGCCTTGGTTGCAGTTCCCGTGGCATGGTGGGCAAGTTTTTTCAGTCATACGTCCTCCAACTTGTAGTTCAGCTTGTGGTTTTGAAAGCGCATGGCTCCTTCCATCTCTAACTCTTTAAACTGCTCATCAGAGATTAGTCCAACAACATTACGTCCCTCAAACCAGATTTCTCTAATGGATTCGTTGTATGTTGTCTCGCCATCGTTCTCATACTCGTAAACAACTGTCACTACCTCGCTACCTGCGCCTGTTGTTGTGTCAAATTCCCAAGTTTTTTCCATGATTCACTCCTGTTAAAAATTAAATGTTATTCCTGTTTTGAAATGTTTTGAATAGGGATAAACCCTTAGTCCAAGCATTCTTTTACGCAAATATCAACACCTGGCAGACTTGAATAAACCTTAGAAACGTGTAGATTGATGATCTGAGAATCGTCATGGTAAACAACCCCGTTCATACCATCTTCTACGCTTTTTAGGATATTGCTTGCGTCAGGCTTCTTTGTTGGCTTCTCTGATCCATTAACAATGGCTTCTAGTCGCTTTTTGGTGCATGACTTAGGGATTGGCACTCGAATGTAAAGATAAAGGCTAACAGGGGTTTCCAATGGTTCGGAAGCACCCATTGCCTCGATTGCAGAATCCCTGATTAAAGTCTCATAGGTTCTCGTTTTCTCAGGGGTGTAAGTTTGCACAAAATTTCCCCTTTTGACGTACCTTGCTCTTTGCTTGCCAACAGGGTCAGCGTCTACTTTAAAAGTTACCATAAAGGTCATGTTAATTTTCTCCAGACTGCTGCGACCACTTGCGGAACTTGTCCGTTGCCAATGGCTTTAAGTCTGTCCACTCTTGAGGCCACCCCATGAGCCACTCTACCCACTCTGGGTTCAATGGCCCACCAACCTGTGCCGCCAGGGGTATCTCGTTCCTGGCGTACTCCGATGGGCTTCCCCCGTCCTTGTACATTCTTGCAACTGGTGTGGGCCAAAGTCTTGGATTGTTCACTTGATCCACCAATCTGATTTGGATGGGTTGTCCATTCGCCCGATGATTCTGGCCTTTTTTGAGTAGTCCAGATGTCCCCCCCCCCCCGTGTCTGGAGTTCGCCACAATCCACGTTCTGTCCCTTTGGTGGGGCGCTCCAACCTCGTTTGCTCCCATAACAGTCCATCTCGAGTCATACCCGAGGCTGGAAAGGTCTCCAAGGACTCGCCCGATTCCTCGATGAATGAGCATTGGGCTATTTTCCACGAATACGAATGTTGGTCGAACTTCGCTAACCACCCTCGCCATGTGATACCACATTGATGAGCTTTCTCCATCGAGTCCTGCTCCCCGTCCTGCAATGCTGATGTCCGTACAGGGAAAGCCGCCAGATACAACGTCAACAATTCCGTTCCAAGGCTTTCCGTCAAAGGTTTGAATGTCATCCCAGATCGGGAAAGGCGGGAAAATTCCGTCATTTTGTCTGGCGGCAAGTACGCAAGCTGCGTATGGCTCCCATTCAACGGCACAGATTGTTCTCCATCCGAGAAGTTGTCCCCCAAGTATTCCTCCACCAGCGCCTGCGAATAAAGCCAACTCATTCAATTTGTCCTTCTTTCATTCTTGACATATAGGTTCTGACTCGATCTCTTGCGCCTGATCCGTAGATCTTTTCGCAACGCTCAAGCCTAGCACGCACAAAATCGTTATCTCTGTTTGTTTGCCAAGTTCGGTATATTTCCCTTGCTTCGGCTTGCTCCAGAACAACTCTGTCTCCTGCATTGGATATGTTTTTTCTGCTATATGCCATAGGTACATACCCTATAAGTCACCAGTAAGCTCCAAGGCTAAATTTATTAAACGTACGGGATATGGTACGCCTTCCTTAACTCTGTCTAGCAGTCTCATAGCTTCAAAGTAGTTCATGCACTTTTCCTTATTTGAGCCATCTTAGCCAACACTTCTAGCGGAATAGGTGCGGCTTTTTTTGCGTCTTCCTCAATCTTCAACAAAGCAAGGTTAGGCTCATTACTTCTAGCAACTGTGATCCTGCCAACGTCATAAGGATTTGGTTTAACAGCTTTGGTATTGCGTATCCAATTGCGCCATGTTGCATCCCAATCCAACTTCACACCTTTTTGACCTGCTTGGGCAGCCCAATAATCTTTGAACTGTTCAGCAACCTGACGAACATCTAGGTCTGGTCTTTCCTGAGTAGCCCAATCCCCCATTGATTTTGTAAGAAACCAGTCTTGAGGAAGGCGAGAGCCTCTCTTGTTCTTCTCTTTTGTGTTATGTGTAATAGGTAATGTGTTATGTGTAGCATTGCTATCGGATTGCGTTGGCAATGCGTTCGCATCCTTTTTACCCCATCTAGCCTTGGCAGAAGCACTTGCCTTCTCTGATTTAATGCCAACTTTAAGCAATTCTTGAATAACTCTAAGATTTATCCATCCATCTTCTCGCAATTCAAAGTATTCATTTAATACGATCTCAATGCTTTCGCTATGCGTTCGCATACGAATCTGCCTAGCAATTTCTTGAGGATCTACTGGAAGTGGTTTTTCATGCAAATAAGACCAATCAAGCATCCTGCGAAAAGCAAGATCTTCAGTCTCGGAAAGGTGCATGGTGTGACTGTTGTAGTCACCAATGTTAAATTGGTAATAGTGCATAGCTGTCTCATGTTCCAATTCTCCCAAAAAGAAACTGCGGCAGGAGGGGAGACTTCTCTTTTTGGTACGCTCATGACTTCGTACCTAGCCGTGTTTCAAAACATTGTATCAAATATATTGATTATTTGTGATTTCATTTGTTGGTTGTCTGCCAAGCAATCTGACAGCCTGGGCGTTCATTACCGCATACTCAGCCTTGGTAAAGATACCTTGTGCGTTCCTGATGTCAAACGGGTTTAAAAAGTCACGAGGCTCTTCTACCTTTTTAGCCTCAATCATGTGTGGCTCTAGGGTGTACTGAGAAACCCAAGAACGTCCCATCTTAATTTTTCCAATTTTTAGTTTCTTTTTGTAGCTCATTTTTGTGCAACAAGCTGCAATATGCAGTCTGGGTATGCCAGTTAAATCCTCCAATTGGTAGGATGTAAGTGGTCCATTTTGTAGACATCTGATAACGGCTTCTTGTGTCATTTGTAAAGGTTCTCTAGGTTGATTGTTCGGTTTAGATGGAGTTCTAGCGTTCTGGCAAGCAAAGCTGTTACAGCCGCATCAAAGTCCTCTGGTTCGGTTGTATAAGCATCTGCCATTGTTTGAGAGTACCCAAGCAAGGCTTCAGCGCATCTTTTTTCAAGTATTTCAGTTTTCATACGAGTAGCCTAACATGATAAAAAAGTTGCGTAAATTAGGGAAAACCCCTATGTAAAAACAGGAATCTGTGTGGCACATTAGTGGTGTGGGCAACAAAAAACCCACATTTTTGATAAACAAATAGGAGTGAATATGAAGACATTGTTTGAACAGTACAGAGAGCAGTTTGCAGATATCCCGTACTGCTGTTACTGCTTGGAACCACAGGGTGAGAAATGGCATTGCTGCCAAGAAAACCACTTTATCGAGTTTAAAGACTTAGATATTGAAGATCAAAAATTTATCATTGAATCTGAATTAGACGAAAATACTTAAGGAAAAATCATGGGTGTACATAAAAAGTTAATGGAAGCAAGGATTGCCTTGCAAGCGGCTCCACTTAAAAAGTCAGGCCACAACAAGTTTGCAGGGTATCAATACTTTGAACTTGGAGACTTTCTGCCAACAATCAACCAAATCTTCTACAAGGTTGGTTTGTGCGGTGTAGTGTCATTTGACAAAGAACTGGCTACTCTGTGTATTACCGATACAGATGATGGCTCACAGATCGTTCTGACAAGCCCTATGGCAGATGCAAACCTTAAAGGTTGCCATCCTATCCAGAATCTTGGTGCTGTAGAGACATACACCAGGCGCTACCTCTGGGTGTCAGCAATGGAGATTGTTGAGCATGATGCACTAGATTCCTCTCCTCCAGTAAGAGAAGAAAAGCAAGCTCCTGTGATTACTCCAACTCAAGGTGCAATGGATAACATTCCACCAGATGAAGTGCAGTATCTGCAAGAGATGGCAATAGAATTGATTGCCCTGTGTGAGCAAGGTGAACCCTTGTCCGCTTGGTTAAAGTTGGAAAAAGAGAACTTAGACTCCGAACAAAAGGTAGCTCTATGGACTCTGCTTCCTAGTAAAGTGCGTTCAGCTTTGAAAAAGGCTAAAGAGCTGTAAATGATTACGCAAGAACTTGTTAAGTCATTATTTGATTACGACAGCAATACAGGAGTTTTTAAAAGAAAAGTTACTGTATCAAACAATGCAAAAGTTGGACAAATTTTAAATAAAACAGATACTCATGGATATTTAAAAGTAGCAATAAAGAAAAAATCATTTAAGGTTCATAGACTTATATGGCTTTATGTATATGGAGAGTTACCAAAAGACACAATAGACCACATTAACGGAATAAGAGATGACAACAGAATTGAAAATTTAAGAGTGTGCACAGTTAAAGAAAATTCACAAAATAGGAAATTTTCAAAAAATAATACTTCTGGATATAAAGGTGTTATCAAGAAAGGAAATAAATTTGTAGCTCAAATAGGTTTTGATAATAAATGTAAGCATTTAGGTTATTTTTTAAAAGCAGAAGATGCACACAAAGCATATTGCGAGGCTGGAATTAAATTCCATACCCATAATGAACATGCAAAGAAAGCAAAGGAAATTTAATGGACAATAAACAAAATCAGCGGGACAACTCAGGGGTCTTGTTCCGATCTGATAAAAAAGACAATGATCGTGCGCCCGATTACAAAGGGAACATAACTGTAAATGGTCAGGATTACTGGCTAAGTGCTTGGATTAAAGAGGGAAAAAGTGGCAAATTCATGGGTTTGGCAGTATCACCCAAGGAAGAATACAAACCAAAGCCTTCTGAGCGTTCTAAAACAACAGGATTTGATGACGAATCAATGCCTTTCTGATAAACTTTTCTCGGGGTGAAAGCTGTTTTATACTTTTTGAAAGCTTGTAGACGAGCAGTCGTAGCCCCACCCAATAGGAGTCAATGATGAGAGATCTTTTTAATAACATGAAAGAATCGATGGAAAGATTCTTTGGTACTGAGCCATTTAAGTTGGTCAGAAACCAAGACCCTGCAACGAGCCATCAAGCTGCTCAATTGGTAGACAGCACCAAGCTAGAGAAAATGGTCTACGAGGCCATTAAAGGCTTCCCAGACGGGTGTATCTCAGATGAGATACTAGCCATGTATCCCCAATATCCATATTCCTCAATCACAGCAAGGTATCGTGCTTTGTTGGACAAGGATTTAATTGAAGTTACTGGTGTCAAACGTGGCAAGTTTGGCAGAAATCAACGAATTATGAAGGCCAAGTAATGCTAGAAAAACCACCGCATTCAAAGATTAGTTATCCATCTACCCCAACTAAAGACTTTAAATGGTCTTCTGGATCTGATGTCCAGGCAATCTGGAGAAAACATGGATGGAACCCACCTTCAGAGAAGATGCTGCCACCACCACCCGAGAAAATAATGGAATTAAGGAGAGTTAGATGAGTTACGCTGATATTGAAATTCGCATAATCCAATGGGCAGAAGCTCGAAAGATTATTCCTAATAGCAACCCAGAGTCTCAGCTACTAAAAGCGGTATCTGAGATAGGAGAACTTGCAGATGCTACGATTAAAAAAGACAGAGAAGCTATTGTGGATTCTGTTGGTGATGTCATGGTCTGCCTTATTAACTACTGCGCTCTTCAAGACATCAATCTGGTAGACTGTATGGAAGTTGCGTACGATCAGATTAAGAATCGGAAGGGCATACTATTGCCCAACGGAGTGTTCCAGAAGACACTTGAATGACATAAACTTAGCCTAGTATTTCATTGCAACAATTGGTTGCGTAAGGAGAACACCATGAAATTTGAAATGGAAATTGGCTACATTCAAAATGAGAAAATTACAGTTGAGACTTGGGATTTTGACAAAATCGAAATCATCAAAGACTTTATTGCTTTTCAAGAAGACCACGGATGGGCAGTTGAATATGAAGCAGTTGAGCTTGATGATGAAGACTTTGAAGAAGAAGAAAAAGCAGAAGAAGTCCCAGACTTTGCTTTAAACGCTCACGAACCTTTGTAACTTATAAGCTACTTTGCTAACAGATAAAGCCCCACATTGCTAAAGGCGTACCCTGCGTACACAATAGCCATGTGTGGGTTATCTTTATAAAGCTGTTCACCAGCAATGTAGGCGTAGATAGCCCCTGTGAGAATAATTAGCCAAGCACTCAAAATGCACCTACATCAATTACTTCACCACGGAATTGAATCTCATCTTCATTAAACTTCTGCACCAACTCTGGCAGCAATAATTGTCCATTAAAGAAGTTCAGCACTGCAAAGCCCGATCTGTGGTTACTAGGGTTTAGTTCAGCATAAGTAAACTGTGGGCCATCTGGTTCAGCCAGAGTCCCCGTATCTACCCCGTATCTACATCCATTGTAATCAGAGAATGGAGTAACCTTTAAAGAGTGCAAGTGTCCAGTAACGATTGACACACCAGCGTTAACTGTATTGTTGTGAGTAGCGTGAACACCACCTTTGTATCGGTGTTTGATAATCACTTGCTCAGTAGGCCATACTGCCCAACAGAACTCCCAATCTAAAAAGTGGTCTGTCAGCTTAAAGCCCAATACTTCTTTGTACTGTGGTGCGTGTTGAGCAAGTCTATTGCCAAACCGAATATCGTGATTGCCCCATGTCCACACTAGCTTTACATTGTGTCTGGCAGCTTTAGCAACTTCCTCTATCTCACCCAACGCAACTTGCGTAGCTTTTAACTCTTGGACAACAGTAGTCGCAGGTTGGTCAGTTACATCGTGCCTTGATATAGACGCTCCATCAAACGCATCCCCGTTACATATCACTGCTTTAGGTTTGAACTCTTGTATAGCCCATAGAAGAGCTTTAAATGCGGTAGAGCGTTGACCAGGTATGAAGTGAGCGTCAGAGAAAACAAGCACAGTCCCGTCTAATATGCCAAGTTCTAATTGCTTTAAAGGAGAGAAAGACTTAGGTCTGTTTTTGTCGTAGTAAGCACCTCGATGGTCTTTTGCATTGAGGGTCAATTTGTAAGTTTGTTCAATCCATCTTCTACGTAAATGGACTGCCCTGTTGTTTATTCCAAGGTGTTCAGCCATCTTTTGTGCGGATTGAAGTTGACCCCACAACTGGATGAACTCGGTATCCGTACACGTTTCGTTATGTGCGCCCATTGGAATCCTTAGTCAACAAGTTTTCTAGTAGATTGATGACTCTATGCTCTTGCATTTCTATGTCTTCATCTGACGATTTAGGATCTGTAGCTACACACATCAGGTCATGCAAAAATATGTGAAGCAACTCATGTAAAGCAGTTCTATCAAGTGAATCAGGTGTTATCTTCTCAGCACCAAAATCACCCAAACGATAAACAGCAAGTCTTGCAGCAGGAGTGAACTCAACACTAGCCATAGCAGACTTAGCTGGCTTGCTACCCTTCTCTATTCTCCAATCACCAAGACTAAGCACTTGCTGCCACTTTCTGACACTTTGTGCAAACAAATCTGCGTGTTCTGGCGTAGGAATGTTAGTCATTTCAACACCTTATACAGTATTTATGACAATTTAATTTAAGATGTTAGAACTTGTAGTGCGTGTTCAATGTGCTTGATGCGGTCTTCTAGCCCAATAAAACCGCCATTTATCTTCTTAGTCATGGTTTTATAGTCCCTGACATCAGCAAACTGGTTAAGCTTATGAGTGTCCCAGAACCATCCTGCTGTGAGTGCAGCGTACTGAGGTGTAGCCACCAAGTCAGGCTCCATGATGAAGTCCACACCTAGTGCTTTACCTGCATGGTGGTAGTTTGCCGAGCCAGTAAGCTGTATACATCCTCTTCCTCGAAAACGCCACCCATCCCCAGAAGCCTCATCCCTGTTGCCCATACGACTTGAGTAAACAGTATTGGCAATCAACTTAGGATTACGAGCGCAAGCTTGTGCTTTAGTGGCATCAAAGCGTTTAGGCCATAACTTCTGTAGAGTTTCAGCACGATAGTTAAGATTCTCTTCAAGAAGTCTGAAGTTGCCACACTCATGCCCACATTGACCAATAAATGCTGCTTGGCGAGTAGGTGTAGAGATGTCAAAACGCTCAAAAGTAGCGTTTAAAGCATCTACCCATTCTGGACCAATGTGTAGCCTTTTAAGTTGTTCACTTGTTACCATTTAACAAATCTCTCATCTGGTTGTACGAGTCCACACAAGCATTCAGTGCAACAGTATTCCTATCACCTTGAGCTACTATTTCTGCAATGGCATCAATTGTTGCTCTTTCGGCATCAGAAGGTTCATTAGCCTGTCTGTCAGGTTGACGGGCTGTTTCTGTATCTGCGCTGGCAGAGGTGGCATTTGTGGGGGTTTGTACGTTACTTGGGGGGCAGAGGCGCAACTTGCCAGCACGATTGGCAACAGCAAGAGCAGTAGTTTTTTTGTTGATGGCATCATTAGCTTCCTGTAATTTGGCAGATTGTTGATTAAGTTTCTCACCCATGTTTCGCTCTATTTCCCGAGCTTCATCATTCTTTTTAGCAATAGCAATCTTCATGTCGTTATCACGCTCTAACCACCCGTAATGGTGTCCAACTCGGTATGTACCAAAGAGAGATACTAAAACACCCACAATTAACCAAGGTAAAGGTATAGGTAACATTATTCAACCTCTTTTCTAGCCATTGCCATGTGTTCACGCTCTTCATTGTCTTCCAAGTGTTCTGGAGGAGTATCAGGAGGTGGTCCAGGTGTCCAAGATTCATCTAACTCTGGATTCTTCCAAACTGGCATTGCACCAAAGGGCTGACTTGGCAAACCATACGCAGATTGCGTAGGTGCATAAGATGAGCCATAGGAGCCTTGCATTGGCTGACACATAGGTTGCATCGGGGGTTGTGGATTAAACATCTTAGAAGCCGCACCTGCTGCCCTCTTGGTCATCACTCCACCGATACCGCCAACAATCAGCAGAACAATGTCGTTCAGCATCTTGGTATACGCCTGATCTATTGGAGCCATGCTTTTGATTGGCTGAGTCACAAAGGTAACAGAGTAGAGCAGGGCAATGACGATGAAGCACAGTATGCAAGTGACCACAATGACCACAAATCCCCAAACTCTGACCTCAAATTCTTCAGTTGTTAGGTTTGGTTTCTGGTTGGACATCATTAATTTTTTTCTCCAAGATTGGTGCTACCAGATATTCTGGACATTGTTGGGTAAACAAACACTTTGGCTTTTGGCATTCTTCTGCATGAAAATAGTCAGGATTCTGGCATTTATAGCGATACCTATCTTCACATCCAGCTAACAGTAAAAGAAGTAGTAGGTATTTCATTTACCAAGTCCAACCTTTCCAAGTAGGAGATTAACAATTTTGTCCGACAAATCGTCAGGCAAAAACTTCAGAAAACCTAGAAAATAAAGCGCAACACACCCATAAATAAATATTCTGAGTGCTAAATCAAAGGTCTTCTGATACTCATTCACCTACCACACCTTCTGGTAGTCTCACAAAATTCCATCAACTCATAAATACCAACAAAGACTAAGAAACCAAGAAGGAATAATCCTCCTAGTGCTAAACCAATCTCTAGTTGTTCTTGTTCTTTCTCTTTAGCTTTCTTCTCTGCATACTTTAGTGCAGCAATCTCTTTGGCATCATCCCTGTCCATTTCAGCCTGACGAGACTTAATCTTTTGCCATACGTCAATCTTGCCTGTTTGCATGAACAACATCTTGAGTTCTTCTTCAAAGGTTCTGGCTTGTTCTAGTGCCATCTCAATCTGGAGAGCAACCCCCATGTTTGAGCCTTTTTTATCTCTCTTAGCTTCAAGCATGGCCTTAGTAGCCACACTCTTAGCATCAAACATCTTGCCAATCATTGGGGCAAGCGAACTTAAGTCATTGGCAACCTTACTTGCCTTTTTGACCATACTGATAGCTGACTGTATGCCAGCTAGGGCTGTCATCGGATCAATCATTTTTTCTCAACCTTTTGCCATTCAATACAGTAGACCCTTCGGTTGTAGACATCTCCAACCCAAGCCCACTTAACACATCTGTATTCAATAGATACAGCCAACAAAAAAGTAATTAAATCCATACCCAGATCATTACTGAAACACACCAGATGACAAGGCAGACCATGCAGACTGCCGCAGTTGTTGCAAGCAGCCAATCTTTCATATTATCTAAACATATCAAAAAGACCAGAGGCATTGGGGAAAAAGTTTTCTGGGTCAGTTGTTGCAGCATTTATGCCTTGACCCATTGCTCCACCCATTCCACCCGCACCTTGCAGTTGTTCACCAAGCAAGAATCTAGTGCCACTTGGACTGCTTAAAACATTCCCAAGTCTATTAGCCATTGGTGGAACTAATGTGACACCAGCCATAGCACCCAAAGTTGGATCAAACCCAAGTGACGTAGCAGTTCCCGCACCTGCACCTGCACCCATACCAGTTGTCATCAAAGGAACAGTTAATGCGCCAGTTTGTGGAGCAACTTTAGGAGTTACAGCACCACGAGTTGCATCAACAATGTCACGTAGCAATCCCACTTCACTCATAACTTCTGGAGTTTGACCCATAACCATACGTTGGGCAGAAGGAAGTTCAGACCTACCTAAATTTAATGTTCTTGTAAAAGCAGGAGAAGACAACATAGCCGCTGCATCTGCATTTATAGCAGCACTACGGGCTTGGTTAAGGATTGAGTATTGAGCCGCTTGTCTACCAGTGTCAGACATTAAATTAACTGCCAATTCAGCAGTAGCAGGATTACCTGTCAAACTAAAACTTTGTGCAATCTTATCAATCTCATTTGCAGGTGTTTTGCTAGAAACAATTTTGTAAATGTCTGGATCTTGTCTGAAAGGTACAACAGTATTTCTAAACTGCTCCATTGCACGAGCGTGTTCTGCACCAGCAGGGGTGTAGACAGGCTTGTTATTTAAAGTTCTAGGAGCAGCCCAAGCATCTACATCATCAGCCATACCTTTGTATAGTTGGCTAAGAGCATTTACTTGCTTTTCATTGTATGCGCCTGTAGGAACTCCTTTTTGAACTCTATTTAGTTCAGCACCTACTGTTGATTGGAGGTCACGGAGTTCTTTATACGTTCCACCACCCGCTTGTAAAAGGTTGTTAGTACGTTCAACAACTTTGTTAATAACTGCAGTATCTGCTGTAACAGGGAATTGATCCAAAACATTAATTGTTGCATTGTTTGTATTTCCTAATGGAATTGATGTATTGCCAGCTAATTTCTCGGCTCTTTCAAATACAGGTGATACAGCATCTTTAGCATTACGATATTGCCTACGCAAGTCATTGGCAATAACTAGCTTTTCACCACCCTCTTTAGTTACAGAGGCAGGCTTTACTTGCTCAGTAACTTTTTCAATTAAGTTTCTAACTTGAGCAGATTTTGCTTGATTTGCATCTTGTGTTGTATCGCCAAATTGACGAGTTTTACGCAACAATGTAGAGCCTGGGCCACCAACATCACCTACGTCAATACCTACTCCACGTTGTGCAGCGGATTCAATTAATTGTCCAGTTACAGGATCACGATAACGTGTACCAGAAGGAATATTTCCTGCACGAGCACCAACAGCACTAGCAGGCAAACCTGCTGCTAAGTTAATTCCAAGTAAAGCTAAAGGATTTTGAACGTCATAAACATTACGAGCAATTTCAGCCGCACCAGTACCTGCCGTAGCACCTGCCATTTGAGCAACAGGTTGAGCCGCCAATCCACGCCCTACTACTTGTGCTGTTAAGTTAGGAGCTTGTTGCAATAGACCACCAACACCAGCCATTGCGGGAATACCTGCTACTGCACGAGTAACATTACCAATTCCACGCTCAAAGCCAGTTTGTGGTTGTGGCAAACCAAGCATGGTTGCAAAGTTAGACATTGACTGACTAGGAGTACCTAGTTGACTACCAGTTGCCCTGTTAATTAGCATATTTAATGGTGATCCAACAATATCAGCAACCTGACCTAAACCTTCCATGCCATAACGAGCAGTCAATCCAACCTGACGGGCAACAGAATCTTGGTTTTGTCGTACAGGGGCTTGCTGAACAACTGGTTGTCCAATCATTGATGGATCAATATCTCGAAACCCACGATTTTGATCTGGATTAGCCATGCCTCTTAAATCAAGTTTAGGAGCTTGTTGTTGTGGTTGACCAAGCAGTGAAGGATCAATATCTCGATATGTAGCCATGTTTGTACCCACAACTTTCTGAACGTAATTTTGTGTTTCTTTAAATGGAGGAACGCCACCATACTTCTCAACATTTGCTGGACCTGCGTTATAAGCAGCCGCCACCAAAGTCGGGTCTTGGAATCTTTGTGTCAACTGGCTTAGATACTTAACACCACCACGGATGTTATCTTTCCATTCCATTCTGTTAACACCGAGATCTTTTGCAGTAGCACTCATTAACTGCATAGGACCATAAGCACGATCACCAGTTCTTGTCTTTGGTCCTATAGCGTTAAAAGACCCACCAGACTCGGTTTCAACAATCTTCTGCACCAAAGAAAAAGGAACGCCTTGCCTTTCAGCTTCTTGCCGAGCAAATTCGTAAACTTGATCTTTGGTTGCCATTAGTCATAAACCCGATAAACGCCACTAGGCAATTGATAAGCAATTTTTCCCTTATCTGGTCCAGCAGTAACTTGTAACTGTGGCAAGTATTTGCGTAAGCCAGGCGATTCAAACATTTGTTTTTGACCTTGAGAAGATGCTGACCATTTAGCAAGAACATCAGGACCAGCATTTTTAGGATCAGAAACAAAATTATAGAAATCTTCTTTACGTTTATTAGCTTCACGCAAAACTGCTAAGTTAAAGTTGGTTGATTCTTTAGGGT